AAACTCTACCTGTTTTCCTCCTTTGGTAGCTTTGATTTTCGAAGTCCCAGAGTTAGTAATATTACCGAAGGTGATCACAAGAGTTGCGTCGTACCACATTGCCATGCCACCCTTGTTCTGGAGCTTGGGTTGCTCCATAGGCATCGATGGCTTCATGGTCCATACCTTGTTGATTGCAACTAAAGTGTTGGTGTAAGGTGAACCTTCTTTTCTTGATAGCAAGATTTTCTGATTCACGTTATTACCAAACTGAGTTGACATAGCCCCTGCATTCCATTCGTTGTTATTCTTATTGGAGCGCACAGACAAATCACAAGCTACCGAACCAATGCTGTCCCACAGAAAGAGGAGATCATGAGGGAGATTTCCCTTTTTCTGCTCATCTACTAAATCTAATATAAACTCTGCGACATCCTCAATTGTATTGATTCTTCCTCTATCTGTATAAATGAAAAATCCCTCATAATCTAAGATCTCCCCAGTATCTGTGTCAACTACTTCCTGAACGTGTAATCCCATCTCCCGGGCATGCTCCCAGGACCACTTCATCTCGGTAATAATGAATACCGGAAGGGTACCCATCTTTTGAGCAGCTACTGCTGCCTCCAATAATGCTGTAGTTTTTCCTGTATCGCTATGCCCTCGGAGTAGGGTAATATGGCCAACAGGGATACCTGGGATGGAAGTAACGTCTTGGAAGGCCTTACTTAATGGTATCCACTTTTGTTCCTTAAACTTTACTGAGCTATTGCTTAACATCTTACTCTTTTTGAACTTATTCAGATCAAAAGAGTTTCTTATTGCCTGAGATGCTGCTTCCGATACCCCTGTTTTCTTGGCCATACTTAGAACGGTAAGTCGTTAGTAAAAAGCTCGTCGAACTTATCCACTACATTAGTCTTGGGTTGGGTAGACTCAAGAGTGTAGGTAGCAGGTGCTGCAGGTGCAGGTGTAGGAATCGGTGCTGGTGCAGCTGCTTGAGGTGCAGGAGTTTCGTCAGCTCCTTCAGCATCGGGATTCAACCATCCTTGCAACTGCTTTTTAATGAAGTCGTAATCGTACTTAGTAAAACCTGCAATAGGATCTGGTTGCTCGTTAAGCCATAGATCAACCTGGGTGTTGTTTTCACTCAAGGGAGACATTTTAGGCTTAATGTTGACTGAAGTTGATGGGTAAGGGTTACCGGGAGTAACGTTTACCTTGATATCAAAGCCGTTTGTTACATCGGTGTAATCGCCTACATCCTCGTCTTCTGCAAGCTGTAGAAGGGTCTTGTAGACTTCCTTTCCAAAGCCCCACAAACGAACTCCCTTGTCTTCTTCTCCTCTTACAATAACAGGAGCAAATACTCTCATCTTGGGAGAGAGCTTACCGGCCAATGACCAGCTGTCTTTGTCTGAAGTCTTTTTCAACTCATTGACAAACTCAACGATGGGATCTTGTTCTCCAAAGTTGGATAGAGCAATCATAGGGTACTTGCCAATTCCGTAGTGGAATAGAAGTTCCTTAAAAGGCATTGCTCGGTTGAACTTAGAAGGGACGATACGAATCTGGTGGCTTCCGTTTCCGGGCTTCCAGAATACTTTCTCGTAATCGATCTTCTCGCGCTTGCTGTTCTGGTTGTCCATAGCGGCAAGCTTTGATTTGATAGCATTAATATCCATAACTCAATTTAGGTTTAATAAGAATATACGAAAGAGATCCTTTGGATCCAACTACACCTCGATAATCTTGTGCAGCTTTGTGTTGACTCTTTTGAGTTCATCACCTTTTGTAAGTAGAATGCAGTTTTTATACTCCTCCCAATTCACTTTAAATGAAGTATCTAGTACTCCTTCGTTAAGCTGTTTGATGAGTGTATTGAGTGCATTGATAGTATACAGGGTATTGGTCTCTTTTTTACGATGTACCAGAATGGTATTCTCAATAAAATTAGAGACATTAACCATATCGACGTTGTAAGTGCAAATGTACTCCTGATTGCTTTTGGAATACAAAACAAATATTTTACCGAACTGAATGGTATATTTTCTACTTATTTCACTAACTATGTTATCCAGCTCATCTTCCTGAGCAAATGTACAGAACAGCTTATTGGCCACGTCTTCAAGTAATACTAAATCCACTTTATAAATAGTATTCAGTTAGTTAAAAGGTAATCTTTACCGTACTTCATCTTTACGGGATACTTATTAGTTTCACTTAACAAGTTTTCTAATTCCATAAGAGTCTCTTTTCCATCAGCCTTACTGTAGTCAAACAGTATTGCATCGTAGGTATAGAGGACTGCTTTAGTCTTTTTATCCCTTAAAAATCCTAGTACTTTTTTTAATATAACGACATTCCTTGAGGTCTCCAAATTCTGGATAACATAATTGAATAGCTTTTGTGAATTCATCTCACCTACCTCCTTGGTGTATCTCCTGTTAGAGATGGGACAACGTATCTCACCTTTCTCAGTAAAGTCTTTCCAGAGGTTCTGGATGTAATGATGAACTAAATCAAAGAACTCTATGTATCTCCATTTATCGGGTATTCCTCCGTACAGGATTTGGAATGTCGTATTTTTACTTTGCCTATATTCTTCCTCGGTAAGCTCTTCTTTATCAAAGTAATAGCGTCCTAACTGCTTATGAACACTCTCGGGAGTAAACTCATAGCCCACTACATCCCCTATAAGGCGGATGTGGTAGCCATCAAAGTCAAACTCAATCAAATAATCATTCCTAGCTATGAAAGCTTTCCTGTGAGCTTCCTTGTGGGGAATAGCTGCAAAGTTTATTGAGTTAAAAGCATTAGAAGGTCTGGTAGTAACGTTGTGAAGGTTGTACCAGGTAAACATCTGATCCTTATAGGTGTTGAAGGATAAGAAGTTTGGTTTATAAACCTCCTCAAAGTTACCGTATTGGTATCTAATCCCGTAGTTTTCCATTAGATAGAAAACCCCCACATATAAGTTGTTATAGAATGACCAGCTTGGATCCTCCATAAAGCCTTTATATCTCTTCAATACCCTCATTGCAATATCAAAGTTCTGCTCACAATTTTGGTAGTGAATAGAGATTGGAATAATGCAGTTGAGGTCTGGTTTTGTAGCATGCTTATGATACATGTTACTGAAATGCCTTGCGGTATTTCCCATTTCCAGCTGTTCGTACTCATTCAGAGAGTAGAGTAGTGATATATCTACTATATTCCTGTGAGAGAAAAAGTATAAGAAGAGTTTCTTATCCAACACATATACCTCATCAATTGAATTGAGTACGTTCTGGACCCTATTTAGATCCACGTTCATACCCTCATCGTGAAGAATCGGTATAATGTACCCTTTATCTTGATCTATAATCCTAATATAAACTAGAGATACAAAAGAAAGTTTAGGATGGTAGTTGTGATTGGAAGTTATAAGTTCTACATAGCACTTTTTATCCCGTATGTTGTGCAGAAACTGCAGCTGAGAATCCTCTTCTACTATGTAAAACATAAAACCTTTTTAAGCCCCTAAATGTAGTATCAATCGTTCAGCTTTCCTGTCGGAATTGCGTAAAGTTATTTTTAAGGAACTTAGCTAAGCCTCTTACCTTAATTTTCCCTTCTATATAATATACAATCTGTTTATTGCTTTTAGCAACTTCTTCTACCGATCCTTTTATAGTCCAGGGCACTTCGAAGGGTATCCACAACTCCCAAGCATATCTTCTATCTTGATTCTTAATACTGTTATAGGTTTCTTGGTTCACTTCTACAAACCTTTGATCGTTAAATCTTTTTAGAAAATACCTGATCATTTGCCCTATTGCAATATCCTGTTGTGTGGGTTTGGGGTAGTATTGTAAAGGAGCTAGTACCTCGGTACCTAGGTTAGTTGCAACTGCAGAATACTCTTCTGTGTTTCCTGCTCTTTCAAAAGGAAATACTACTTCGTCGGTAACCCTTGCATTAAAAGCAGTAGCGTTAGTAGGAGTATACTTTGTAAGAAGCTGCGGGTTTGCATCGTACTGATCTATTCCTGTGTAAGCTTGTCCGTTATATAGCAGGTGGTACTTTCCGACATAGTCTACTCCGTTCAGGAGGTACTCACCTCCGTTAGTATAGAGATTGGGCTGTATTTTTGACTTAGGAATATACATTACGATAGAAGACTATTAACGATTGTATTCCTGCTTATATCTTTATTCGGGAATTTATCCTTCAACGAAGTTACTACCGATGATATATAGCCTTCGGTATTGTTTTCGTTAGGTGGTGCGTAAGTGTAGAAGAACTGTGCAATGGTTGGTTTGGTTCCTTTCTTGTATTTTTCTCCTCCTTTTGCTGCAGCAATGAGTTTAGTATTGCCGGAAGTAACCGGCATTTTACCTACAGCCCA